CATCTAATGTCAGCGATAGTGGGATTATATTTTGGTGGGAGCTTAGTTAAAAAATAATGTCAGCAATAGATAAAGCCTTTGAATTTATAGCACCAAGAGAAAATAAACCTCTGTATGATTTTATTAATGATACTTTTAAAACAAGTGGTGTTTTTAATCCTTTGAAATTAAAAGATGTAGACCAAAGTAAATTTACATACACCCCTAATCGTCAAACTGAACCCATACCTTTACTAGGTATTTATAAAGACCCATCGGGTAATGACACTTATGGTTATGGTTTAGAGATTAAAAATATTTCTGCTCCTGCAAAAACTGTTCAAGAAATGGAGTTACAGTTTAAAGAAAAGCTACAAAAGAATTTAAATTTTGTAGAAAGTTTAACGGATGTAAATAATAAAAGATTAAATTTAGATGATAATCAAAAAGCTGCATTAGTTTCTCTAGTATATAATGTAGGTGAAACTGCTTTTAAAAATAGTAAAGCCTACAACGAAGGACTAAAAGTAGGTAATATGGATGTGTTTCTCAAAGAAGCCTTTGATAAAGATGAAGGATTTACAAAAATTACAAGTGAATTAACAGGTGAAAAAATATTTAGTCAAGGTTTATTTAATAGAAGACAAGAAGAAAAAGATTTATTTTTAACTGCAGAAAGAGAAAGAGAAAAGGAAACTGCTAAAACAGGTGCAGGTTCAGCCTTTGATAATATTACAATAGAAGAATTAGAAGGCATACCTAAAACTAGGTCAGACTTATATAGTAATAGATTTTTTAAGAGAGATTAATTAATACTATTAACAAACTTAGTCACATCTTCTGCTAAGTCATCAAACATAAATTTAGTTTCTTGAGTAAGAGCCACTAAGATATTAGTGTGCTGATATTTAGGATATTTTTCTTTTAGAGTTTCGTAAAGTTTCTTATGATTAACTGTGCTATAGTCTAGCACCAATTCAAAATCTTTATTAATCCCCACATTAAATCTCCCAACATCAATTAATAAATCATATTTTCTTCGTATTAGATTCTTTCTTTGTATTTTCATTTTCTTTTACCTCTAATGCAATAGAGTTTAGTAGTTGATTTACTTGATTCCACGGCAATGTGGATAGAAAATTAACTATCGCTTGAACTAGCTTTTGACTTATTTCGTATTTTTGCATGTTCTTTTTTCTCCTTATGTGACTGTATGTTTCTTAATTCTTCTGTTATTATAGCAGATAAATCATCATGTAATATTTTTAAATATCCAAAGAAGTTTCCTTTAGTAGATATCTTTACATATCCTTTATCCTTTACTTGTTTAGATTCAAATGTATCTAAAGACAAAAGTAAATCTCCTGTAAATGGGTCTTTAAGTATTCGCATAATTATTTATATCCATTAAATGTTTTATAGGAACTAGCCAACCCCAAGATGTATTGCTATCACCACCAGGTGCTGACCTATATTTATTATTCTTAATCATCATCTTTAATCTATCAGTCTCCAATGATATTGCAAAACAAAACTGTTTACCTTTGTAAAAATTTATAGTCCAATATTTTGCATGTGTTGTTAGTATCCCACTATCTTTACCTCTACTTCTGTATTCACAGTAATGATTACCACTCTTAATCCATTTATCTATTTCTGATTTAACTTCAACTTTATCACCCTCTAGTATAGCTCCTATTATACCCTCTCCCTTTTTTCCTGTGACTAAATCATATTTAAAATCTGAGTTATGTTTCAATTTAATTTCTTCCTCCAATCATCTATGTTTATAATATTCGCCTTTCCATTTTCCATTTCCTCTAATTTTGAAACACCCAAACCTATTTCATAAACCATGTCGGGGTCATCTAATGCAATCTGACATAAACCTAAAGCAACTTTAAAACAAATATCTTTTTGTTCTGTATCTTTTACATAACTTCTATCTATACCACATATAAATTTATTTTTTTTACCAAATGGTTTTACAACTATAACTACACTATCTTTATCTAATTTAATTTGTTTAATCATGTATTACTTCCTTTGGACTGTTTATTTCAGCATACCAATAAAATTTAGGGTTCTTTGCTTTTGATTGTTGTTGGGGCAAGTATTCAATGTTATCACCCCAACATTTATGTTTGTATGGACAATAAGAGCAAACCGTACCTAAAACTTTATTACCTGTTTTCTTTTGATAAAAAACTTCTTCTTCTAAATCATAACATTTTTCAAAAGGCGCATCTTCCATTAATGCTTTTACATTGTGATGAACTTTATCTAATGCTTTCTTCCTATACTCTGTGTCATTCTCGGGAGGCTGACTAACTAACATTTCGCCTGTGGCTTTGTTAACTACAATCCAACCACCAAAGGGTTTACCTGTGGCTTCTGAATATAAATATCCTTGAGATAAATATCCAAAGACATCATCCTCTGCTATCTTGTGGAAACCACCACCACTTTCTCCAAACTTTTTTTCAAACGCAAAAGGTGAAGCAGATTTTATATCATAAACTTTATCATCTATTATTATATCGTATGTGCCTTTCATATCAAAAAATTTTGTATTTAGTTTTACATTACCTTGAACACCTTTTATTTTTGCCTTTACAGTTCTCAGCAACATTACAACTACTGCTTCTATTATATCACCAAATAAATTTCTTAATTTAAAATTATAATTTTCATAACTAATTATACTATTCTTACCTGAATACTTTTTGTCCATTTGTAATTGACATAAAGGTTTGCCAATGTTAGACATTCTTATTCTAAACTCTGATTCTCTTTTGTCTGTAAATTGTTTCCTTATTGCTTGTTCACATTCATCTTTAAATTTATTTATAATAGGTTTAGGTATAGCGACAGGCTCTCGTTGAGCCTGTGCTAAAAATGATTTTACTTCTTCTAAGAAAGTCAAGCGGTAACTTCCTTCATTATTTCATCATCTAAAATATCCTCTGCAGTAGTTTCACTTTTCTTTGCTTTGTCATGCTCCGCCTTGACATAATCATTTTCTTGTTTAACATAATCTAAAAAATCTTTTAGTATTTGTTTATCTGTATCGGAAAATTTTACATCTTTATTAGCATCTTTTATTTTAGCAGTAAAGTAAGTAACACTACCTTTCGTATGTTTTTCTGTACCATTAAAATCTAGAACAGTATTATACATAATTTTATTTCTTTTAGATAGACTTTTTAATTGGTCACCTATAGGTAAAAAGTTTACGCCTCTAACTCTATATAGGACTGGCTCTTCTGTAATTGTGACATCCTGTCCTTTAGAGGTTTTTCCTTTTGCAGATACCACACCAAATACATTTCTATAACAAGTAACCTTATCCTGTTCTATTTTAGAAGCAGGGTCTAAGTCTTCTCGTAACGCTTTAGGTACACTACCACATGCGTCAGTTCCATTCGTATCAGGTTTTGCATCCGACCAACTAGTAAACATGACAGATTTGTAATTGTTATCTTCATTCTCTTCATCATATTTATTATATTGAAAGGTATTTAAGAATGGTCTGAATGATACTTTCTCTGCAAAGACCAGACCATGTTTCTGACTGTCTATTTTATATAGACCTCGTTTTATCAGATTGCCTTCGCTATCCTCCGTATCGTAGTTAATTGATAGCCTTGATAGTGAAGAGCCACCCGACTCTACATCTTGACCTAACATAGCCATCACTTTATCGTTGGACATATTATCTATATCCGCTAGTACTTCATTTGACATATAATGCCTCCTTTTTGTAAACTTATTATATCATTAAACTGTGGATAAGTCAAGCCAATTTTGACCTTTTTTTATCTCAAAATCTAATGGAACATTTAACTCACAATCATATCTTTTTAGTAGTGAGTCCTTAACATTACTAAATCCTGTCTTTATAATACTAATGACATGATGTATTTCATCAGGATGTGCATCTAATATTACAGAGTCATGTACAGTATTTATTAATAAACTTTTCATATTTCTTTTTTTCAATAACTCCCAAACATTATAACATGCAATAGGAACTATGTCTGCAGTAGCAAATCCCTGTACAGGATAATTTTTTATAGCAGTAGCTTGTGTAGTGGACCCATCTTTTCTTCTGTAAACATTTGGAAAATAATATTCTCTACCACTAGGTAGTTTAACTATTTTTGTTTTGTATGCTCTGTCTTGTAAGAACTGATGCCACTCTGCTATCTGTGGATATTTTTTTAAGAACTTTTCATAATACTCTCTTTCTTTTTTCTTACCCATCATGCCTCCATACAAAGGTTTAAATGTATGTGCCTTTGCAGTTTGTCTATCACAACCTATGACATCTGCAGTATACTGATGAACATCAACACCATTTTCAATATCCTCCATACCTTGTTTGTCCTGTGCCAAGAACACCGCAGTTCTAAATTCTAACTGTGCAAAATCTACTTCTATTATCTGACCATTTTCAAATCTAGATTGTATAACTTTTTTTACAGGAAACTTATCACCTCTGGGCATGTTTTGGAAATTAGGTTTAGAACTAGATAATCTACCCGTAGTAGTTATGTGTTGATTAAAAGAAGGATGTAGTATATTATCAAAGTTTGTATTATCTTTTATGCCTGTTATAAATGTATTAAGATATGTTTCTAACGCACCAAATCTAATTATACAATCTATAAATTCTTTTAGTGTACCCTCTGCATAAATACCTATTCTATTTAATGTATCTTTATCAGTTTTAAAACCACCCTGTGCCACATCTTGTACACTGTTAGCTTTCCAATTAAATCCTGCTCTAGCCTCTGTCTCTATAAATAGCATACCTTCACCTTTACATCTAGAACATTTAGATAGTTTAGCAAAAGGACTACCATCTTTTTTTATTTTTCTAACATGACCAACGCCTTTACAATCACCACATTGTTGTGCTATTGTTTTATATACAGGGTCAGTATATTTATTAACTAATTCTTGAAAGGCTCTGTCTGTCATTCTTGGTCTTCGTTTTGCTTTCTTAGTTCTTTTATCTATACCAATGTTAAACATGCTAGTCCAAATACTTTTGTCTTGAACTTTCTTAGAGTATATTACTTTTGATAAATCCTCTGTAGATGACAAATTAATTTTTGTATCACCCATAACTTGTGCTATGATTCTATCAATTTTATTTTTTAATTTATAATATTCTTGAGTCAGTTCTTTCTCAACACTATTTAAATCCTCTAAGTTAATATGATTACCATTACACTCCATGTCTATTAGAACCTGTAGAAAATCATTCATCAAATCCCTAGTAGGTATCAGTCCTTTGTTCGCAGGTAAATTATAAAATCTTACTTGTGTAAGATATAATTCTTTTGTAATCTTAACATCTTGTCTACCATATGTCTCTAAATGTTCCAAAGGTATTTCATCAATACCATATCCGTCTTCCATGTATGTAGATAATATATCAGATTTTAAACTTATGTTATGTCTTCTACAACACTCTTTTAGAGATAGTGATTTATCTTTGTTACCTCTCATAATAATATATTCTGCTAACATAGTATCATAAAGTTTACCATTATATTTAAATCCAAACTCATACATCCATGACATATCAAACTTTAGATTGTGTCCAATAATTAAAGTAGACTCATCTAATATCTTTTGAACTTTAGCCATGTTATCTTTTATCTGTTCTACATCTTTTACATCTTTATGATAGAAAAAAAAGTATTCATCGTTGATACCAATACTAACTAATCTATTATGTGGATTAAAAGGTGAAGGGTCTCCCTCACTACTTATGGTTGTTTCTATATCTAATGTAGTTATCACTTGTTGTCCTTTCTATGTAAATGAAGTGAATTGTGACAAGGTGGGAACTAGTCTTACTTCGAACTCACCATGGTCTCCTGTTAGTTTATTTTTAGAAATAGTTATCTGTCTTACACATGCTTCGTTAGGGTCTTCTCTACCCTCATCTAATTTTCCTATACCTACAATAACATCTGCCTCCGCAGCTTTGCCCGTTTTAGAATTAGCCATAACATTAAAACTTAATCGTGTTCTACCATGTGCCTCTGCTGACGCTTGAGATAATCCTATGACAAACACATCATGTCTTTTTGCAATCTCTCTAGCTTGTCTATACACCTCACCTAATTTTTCATGAGACGAATTATACTTTCCTGTTACATTGACTTTATCTAATTGGTCTATGATTAATATATCTACATCATGTTCTTTACAGTAGGTATTTAAATCCTCCATATTCATATCAACACTATCGTGAGTATAAATATAAGATTGTATTTCTTGCCATTTGTCTTTGGCTAATTGCCTACTACCATT